TTCCTAATATCAATGGCATCATCAATATCAATCTTCCCAGCAGAAAGTGAAGTCTGTATGTTTTGCTCAAGCATTTGCTTCTCTTCTTCGTCTGGGTGCATTTCAATAAAGATTCCAAAGTCATGTAAGTGAAGCTCTTTGATTTCGTCTAGTATATCTACACTGTACTTTCCAATATTCTTTACAAAGTCTTCTTTCATATCAGAATACTCTAAAACATCAGATAGTCTGTATGCAATACACTCTGCAAGTCTTTCTGTCATAAAGAGTCCAGACTTTAAGATATGCCTAGTAGCAGTGTTAGAGTTTAGTGCCGCTAGTTTCTGTACACCAACTAGTGCATTAGAATCTGGCATAGACCCATCTCTAGCTTCATTTAAGCCTGTCACGCCTCTCAACATATTGAGATTGTAGTTGTACATATTAATTAGAGAGGATATCTTAGAGTTGGCTCCAGATGAGGTTAACTCTTGTACTGGTATCTTTCCACTATTAAACTCTCCTTCTTCAGTTAAGCTTCTACCTAGTACAGAACCTGTTTGGAAGTACATGTTCAATGCCTCTTGTGGCGAGTATGTATTACCATTACCTAGGTTAATAGATGATAGTCCATCTAAATCAATAAAGACTCCGTCTGGAATCATCTTAGCAGCAACTTGCTGAAGCTTAAGGTGTAAAAGTTGTATTTGATCCGCAAATGGAATCATTCTCTTTACAAGTGAATCAATCTGACCTCTGTACATTTTTGGCGCAGACACAACGTAGGGAGCGTACACTCTCTCCATTGAACTCTTTGGACGCACCATGTTTTTCATCAGCTCCCACTTGAGAATTTTGTTCGTTCCTAACACAAGAACACCTTCGTACCATACATCAATTCTTTTAGATAATTTTTCAAAACGTGCTTGTTCTGTTTTAGGTGGGTTGAATTGATCGTCTTTCTTTAGCACTTTTTCTCCGCCTTGTGCTGTTTTCTTTTTCTTATATACGATATTCTTGTCAGTCTTGTAACAGAAATATAATAATGTTGCAGTATTCTTATCAAATGAATCAGTTTTATAACCACCTCTCATTCCTTGATATGAATCAAACTTAGATGCCGACTTGGCAATCTCTTGAACTTCTTCTTGTGTTATCGATGGATCAACTTTCTTGATCTCTGTAATGTTGACGTTCTTAACCTCTCCAAAGTAATAGCAATCCTGAAAGTGTGGATCCTCTGTTGGGCTGAATACTAAGTCAGCTGGGTCTACATAGTCAACTTTAATTCCATCGTGTGTATTGAATGTATGCTTTGCAGCAGAAACTCCAATAACTGTAGAATCTTCATCTAATCTTTTTTTGATGTATTCGTAGTCGTTATGCTTTAGTACTGATGTAATTGCCTTCTCTTCGGCAATCTCGATGTCATCCTTGTAATCTATTTGCATATGAATATCAAGCTCATCGTCTGTCTCAGGAAGCATATCTGGCTGTACGCTAAACATGTCCTTTCCTAGCATAGCTCCGATCTCCTCGAAGTCTTCTTTGTTTCGCATTTCTGTTTGAATACGATTCTTGTACATCGCTTTCTTGTTTGAAGATACTGGGTCTACTGCCTCAGCTTTTACATCAAACAATCTATTTGAAATGCCATTAACTACAATGTCTACAAACTTAGGTATAATAGGCACAGGAGTCCAATCAAGATTTAGATAGGATATGTCTCCATTAATTGCAAGTTCGTCTTTATATTTTCTAACAGACTGCTCGCCCATTGCATATGTCCTCAGTTTATGATAGGTGTCACGGTTGTTGTAAAACCTTGATTGACCACCTTCTTTTCTAAACCACTCAGACTCTATAGCGTGCCCTACCATAAGCCCATATTCTTTCGATGCTTTCTCAGCATCTGAAGCTAATTGATTCGGAAATCCAATAACGTACTTCCCAGAAGTTCCTCGCATATTATTACTTTATAATAGAGCTAACTGTGCCTGTATTATTATACCTTGCAAAGTTAACATTTATTTCTGTATCTTTTCTTTGAGCCTTAATGACGTATTTCTGGTTTGCCATGATAGCAAGCCCTGAACTAACTGTTGCGTCAAACTTGGTTCTGTTACCAATATCATAGTTAGCCCAATCCAATAATGTCCTATTAAAGTACATATTACCAGTACCCTGGTCACTAAATCCTACATTGTTTTCAATATAACTCTCTATTGCCTCAGCGTGAATTGATATTACTGCTGGAGATGAAGGAATACCCCCAAGCTCTCTTTCGGCTTTAGATAAATCATTTCTGTGTTTATCTGGTCTATTTATGCTCCATTTTCTATACCCTCTGTTTTTTAAATGATATAAAAGTCTTGGTTTGTTGTTCTCAGCTAATACTGGCATTCCATAAAAAACCATAGCCATAAGGACGTCTTCATAAAATAGCTCTGCAGTCTGTGGTCTGTATACATACTCTAAAAAGAACATACTACTTGGACCATCTAAGTTGACCCTAGTAAACCCATGAAGGGCACCGTTAGATCCTCCACCCCCTACTGTCCCAGATATATCATAAGAGTCACATCCAAACGCACCTATGTGCTCGTTGCCTGGGTACTTAAACCCATTCTTATTTATAACTCTGTTTCTAAGCTCTCTTGGCGGTATCCAACTCACATAAAACCTTCCGTGCTTCTCTGGAGTCCATATAACCTCTGTATCCTTAACGCCATTCCTCCAGGAGAACCCTCCTCTTTGAACTACACGCTGTCTTTGCAGGTTATCATTAAAGTCTATCTGCTCGTATATTCTAGTTAGGCTAAATAAACTATTCTTTGCTTCATCTCTAAAAGCGTGACCTTCTGTTCTAGGGAACTGTCTATAGAACTCATTAAGTGCGTCAGAATCGTTTCTAAGGCTCTCTACTTCATTTTCCCAGTAGTCTAGTACCCCTCCATCTATAATGTCTCCGTAATGGTCTAAAACGGCTTTATTTGGCTTCCTAAAGACTGGTTGTCCGTACTGATCTAAAAACCCTTCAAAGTTCCATTCCATAGGAATGAATAAGGAGTACATGCCGCTCTTAGTTTGTCCGTTTGCGTTTCTTTGCGTTACGTCAGAGTCTCTGTAAAGTCTTTTGAAGTTTCCTCCACCTTTATCTTGAGAGTTTGAGGTAGATCCCATTAGGCATTTGCCTATTATTCTTCTACCTAGTCTAAGTGTAGTCTTAGTGACACGCCAGTTGTTGAGGATATTATCGGGTCTTTCCCATTTTCCAGATTCATCGTGTACAAGCAGCCGTAGCTTTTCACCATCGTAGGAGTTATCTCCAGTGTTTTTCCAGTCGATTGTTGTATCGAGTCCTGCAAGGTCATCATCCTTCTCTGTGTCTGCAATAGACCTTCTCGTAAGCTTTGATGCTGGAACTCTGTATGCAAGCTCTGTCTTTGGTCTATCCATACCGTCTTGGATTGGCTTGAAGAAGAAGGGGTAGTTTGTTGAGATAGGCACAACTTTATCTGTGAACATCTTTTTGGCATCTGCACCACTCTTGGATAAAATACCGAACCGAGCATCGGAGGTGACTGTAGCTTGATTGACTGTTTCTGCGCTCGACATGAATGAGAAACCAGACCGTCTGTTCTTAAGATAGCACATTCCGTATGACCTCTCATCCGCTTTGCACGCTTCCCAGAAGATAAAAAATATTCTGTTTGACTCTCTGTACTCTGGATGCCCAACATCGATTTTTGTCCACTGGAGGTACATGTAGTGAGCCCCAGTAATATAAGTAGGAGAACCATTATTTTTAAACCAAAAACCACTTTCCCTTCTATCGAACTCATCTTCAATGTAATCGACCCATGACTCTTTAAATGTACTCGGGTACTCATTCCACTGGAATATGGTCTTAATCCTTGATAGTTCTTTTGGGTATTCAAATGGCTCCCAATACTGGTCTGAGTCTTTTTCACTTCTTTTGTGAATTTCTTTCGGCTGCAAAGGTAATGCTATTTTTAGGTTTTGTATCTCAACAACATCTCCTATTTGTCCAGATTTAGATATAACAATAACATCATGGTCCTTGTTATACCCATACTCCCAAGCTTTCTTTTTGTTTAGTTTATCTCTAGTCTTGCTATCAATGTGAGAGATAACTTTACACAGCTCAAGACTTTCGTCCCCTGGACTCTGCAAAGCTTTGGAATCCTTTATCTTTTCCTTTGCCGTCTTTAGTCTGATCTTCGCCATTTAATTTATCTCTTTCGTTCTCTATTCTTTGTAGAATAGCAAATGCATCCTCTATCGCTAGTCTTTTTGTTGCCGCTGCATTTTTTAACCTATCAGCAGCTAAGTCGTCATCCTTATGCCCTGTGATTATCTTTTCTTCAGCAACCTTTATAAGCTCATCTACAGCCCTCTCTCCTGCCGATATAACTCTTAAAATGGTTTCTTTAGTATCACTCATCAGTATATGTGTAAGTGAAACAATAATCCTCCCACGTTGATGTGGCAACCCAATACTCTTCCATTTAATTAAATTTAATGCAAATATCATTATGATTCATTCTGTAGACTTTTTGATCGTCTATTGTAAACTCATACTCTGAGTTTTTAGTGAATCCTATCTTTTCCCCTTCTTTGAATACAGAGCTATGCTTTACAAGTCCCACATGCTCTTCTTCTTTCTTGTCCGATCTATAAATCTCACTATCTTGAGTATGATCGATAGGAGAAATGAAACAATAATCTTTTGTAGTTTTCCACCCCTTGTCATCCTTGTACATGTATATTCTTTGAGGATTGACTAAGTATTCGCCATCCCTAAAGAACTCGTTGCTTTTTCTTTTCTTGCCTTTGGCATCTAAGTATGTTCTAAACACATTGTGATGAACAACTACTATACTACCAACTGGTATCTCTCCGCCCTTCGGTATCGCACACACAATGCCCATTCTGTTCACATAACTGGCATCCTCTATTGATGTGTTTATCGTGAACTCTTGGTTTGCTATCGTCTTTGTGTTGTTGTATTCTTTTCCTAGTGGCTTTACCAGATAATCCCATCTTGGTGTCATATTAAATTTATATTGTATTCAACTACTACTGGAATGTCTTTAAACTCTTTCCATTTTACAGACTCTTCATTTTTCTTGACCCAAACACTGAACCCTTCTTGCTCTTGAGCTATATCGCTTATTGTGTACGATCCTCCTAAAACCTCTTGATTAACTATGTAGTGCATGGCATTCTTGTAGTCTGCTCCAACTGAAATTTTTCTAATGTAATTCATTATATTTTATCTTCCTCACTAAAGTTAGTGATTTTAATTATTTTTCCCATATCATAGTGTATGGTTTGATGTATAAATCCATCTGGTTTGTAGATAACAAACATACCGTGATTTATCAACTTGTTCCCCACAGCAATAACATAGCCTTCCACTACTGGTTTTCCGTTAGAATAAAGAACCATCTTAAGCTCTTTAGTAGGGGACTTAACGATGTGCTGTTCATTTTGTTGAGATAATCCTATATTAAATGCAAAGATTGATAGAGCTAGAGTTAAATATGATATAATTTTATTCATTTTATTTAATTATTGTTTTATGCTATTGCGTTGAATCCGTATATCTTCAATTGTTCCATTGTTTTATGCTATTGCTAAATAGATGTATGTTTGGTCAAGTGTGTTTAAATCAGGAGAAACACCTGTTGAGTCATCAATTTCATATTGGAATCCATCAGGTAAGAAATTAATTCTATATTCATTAGTATTTGCATCAGCATCAGTTGTATCTTCTTGGTTTGATAGATTTGCCCTAATACCCTTATTATTTCCTCTTACATTATCAAATATCCACCAATTACCTGAAGCAGCACTTCTAATCATTATCCATCTTGGTTGAAAACCAAAGCCTGTAAAAGATGAAGTTGTTCCTGTTCCACTATAACTCCCTACCTTCTGATAACCATCTACTGAAGCAAAAGCATAAAAAAGAACTCTATTTGCGGTAGATATAAACGCATCCTCAACTCTAATTAAGGTAGAAGTTGCAACATCTGCTCCTGTTAAAGTATCATCTTGAAATGCCTCAGTTGTATGTAATTTACCTCTATCCCAAGAACCATCTATTGCATTTGTAAATGCCCACCAATTGCCCCCTGTACCATCAACTACTTTTACAAATATTAATTGAGGTGTTGAGTTTAATCCGTGAGTAAAATCTGCTCTATGGTTAGATGCTGTAAAATTTGGGTCTATTT